GTCATTCAGTAGCCTGAAGACGTTTACCACCTGCCCCAAGAAGTTCTACCACACCAAGGTACTCAAGGACATCAAGGAACCCGAGGGTGAGCAAGCCCTCTACGGCAAGCTGGTGCATGAGGTGGCTGAGTTGTACATACGAGATGGCAAGGAGATTCCTGAGAAGTTTGCCTTCATCAAACCCGCACTCGATAGCCTGCTGAAGATACAGGGCGAAAAGTTCTGTGAATTTAAAATGGCGTTGACTGAGAAGCTGGAACCTTGTGACTTCTTTGATCCTGACTGCTGGTTCCGTGGTGTAGCTGACCTGCTGATCGTTGACCGTGAGAAGGGTGAAGCCCGTGTGATTGACTACAAGCTAGGCAAGTCCCGCTACGCTGACCTCGGGCAGTTGGAACTCATGGCACTTGCAGTGTTTAAGATGTTCCCAGAAATCAAGAAGGTCAAGGGTGGGTTGTTGTTTTTGTCGGAAGACAAGTTTGTGCCATCCGTCTATGAGGTGGAGCAACAGCACCGGTACTGGGGCAACTGGATGCCCAAAGTCATGATGTTGGAAAGTGCCTACAGCGCAGATATTTGGAATGCAAAACCCAACGGTTTGTGTAAAAATTACTGCTGGGTGTCATCCTGCGCCCACTGTGGAAGGAAATGATATGCCCTATGTAACCAAAGCCAGACCCTACAAGAAAGAATACCAACAACAGTTGGATCGAAATGAATTACCTACTAGACGCAAACGCGAACAAGCCCGTGACCTTTACGACAAAGAAGGCATTGACCGTAAGGGAAAAGATATTGACCACAAGCGCCCTTTATCTAAAGGTGGAAGCACCTCAAAGAACAACTTACAACTCAAGACGCCAAGCGCCAACCGTTCATTCAGCCGCAACAGCGACCACACCGTGAAGGTAAACAAGCCCAAGAAGAAATAAGAATACGTGCCGCGTTAGGTGTGAGTGGCGGGCACGGGGGGCTTTATTGAGTTGAACCCTTTAAACCGCATCAGTCAGAGTTTTTACATTCCGTTTAAATGATCTGACCGATTGACACCCGTAAGGTGTCACATAGCGATCGAAAGTGGATGTCACTTTCGGTCTGTTTTGCATTGGAATACATATGGAAATAATTGACGGAAAAGCATTGAAACTTAGGTTGAAGAACCCGTACAAGGTTCTTAACGTCATACCCAAAAGCGCATTGCTTGAGGAAGGCCCCATCAGTACAGTGATGGTGCACTGGGGTTTGGAAGAAGCGCAGGTGCTCAAGAACCTGAAGGTTAAGAACGTACCTTCCCCCATCATTGCCAAGTACAAGTGGCCGGGTATCTACCAACCATTTACGCATCAAAAACAAACAGCCGCGTTTCTTACTTTGCACAGGCGTGCCTTCTGCTTCTCAGAGCCGGGAACTGGTAAAACTCTTTCTGTCACGTGGGCGTGTGATTACTTGATGAACGCCAAGCACATCAAACGCGTGCTTGTTATTTGCCCCCTCTCAATCATGCAGTCAGCATGGCAGAACGATATTTTCAAAGGGGCTATGCATAGGAAGGTTGGCATTGCCTACGGCAGTAAAGAGAAACGTCAGCAGATCATTAACTCAGATGCTGAATTTGTAATCATCAATTACGACGGCGTACCCATTGTGGAAGACGACATCATTAAGGCTAACTTTGACATGATAGTGATTGATGAAGCCAACGCTTATAAGACTGCAACCACCACACGCTGGCGTACTCTGAACCGAATCGTCAAACCCAATATGTGGTTGTGGATGTTGACGGGCACACCTGCCTCACAGTCACCCCTAGATGCGTATGGTCTGGCTAAACTAGTCAACCCATCGGCTACACCCCGTAACTTTTCTATATACCGCGATCAAGTGATGAACAAGATCACTCAGTTCAAGTGGGCACCCAAACGGGAAGCAGAGCAGATAGTGAGCACACTACTACAACCTGCCATCAGGTTCACCAAAGAGCAGTGCCTCGACCTGCCAGACCTGCTGTATGCAGAGCGTGAGGTTCCCATGACCGCACAGCAGATACGCTACTACGAGAAACTTCGCAAGGTGATGGCCATGCAAGCGGCAGGAGAAGAAGTCACGGCAATCAATGCTGCCGCCAAGCTGAATAAGTTATTGCAAATTTCCTGTGGCGCGGTGTATTCCGATAGTGGGGAGATCGTGACCTTTGATGCAAGTAGCCGTACAGCAGTACTCAAGGAAGTGATTGACGAATCCAGTCATAAGGTATTGGTGTTTGCCCCATACCGCCATGCCATTGAGATTTTGTTTGAAGAACTACGCAAAGATGGTTATACAGTAGATGTGATACACGGAGGTGTACCCGCAGGCAGGCGCACAGAAATCTTTCGCAAGTTTCAAGATGAGCCAGACCCAAGGGTTCTTGTCATACAGCCTCAAGCTGCATCACACGGTGTCACCTTGCACGCGGCAAACACAATTGTGTGGTGGGCACCCATCACATCATACGAGACATACGCGCAAGCCAATGCACGTATCCACAGGGCAGGGCAAGTCAACAAATGTTTGGTTGTCAAGCTCCAAGGAAGTCCAGTAGAGGCCAAGCTGTACAAGGCTTTAGAAACAAAAGAGTTAGCGCAATTCAATTTGATGGAACTTTATAAAGAGGAATTCGACTTAAACAAATAAATTTATGGAGGTACTTGACAAAGTAAAGATAGGATGTATCATTAACCAAAAACGAAACGGAAAGCAACATGGATATAACAGCAGATAAATTAGTACGCGTATACATTAAGATGCGCGATGCTCGTGCCGCCCTCAAAGCGAAGTACGAAGCAGAAGACCTTGCAATCAAAGAGCAAATGGGTTTAGTCGAATCAAACTTGCTTGAGACTTGCAAAGCAACGGGAGCCGAGAGTATCAAGACGGCCCACGGCACAGCGATACGTACAGTGCAAACACGCTACTGGACAGGCGACTGGGCTGCAATGCACAAATTCATACGTGACCATGACGCACTTGACTTAGTTGAGAGGCGCATATCGCAGTTGAATATGAAAGAGTTCCTACGGGAAAATCCTGATGTACTTCCAACGGGATTGAACGTGGATCACAAATATACTGTAACTGTCAGGAGAAGCTAAATTGGAAACTGCCCTTACGTTGGCGCAGGTGGCAAAGCTATTGCAAGTCGCACCGTCAACTGTTCACGCGCTTATCAAGGAAGAAAATCCTGAGAAGCGTATACCTTTTGTTCGCGTTGGTAAGAACTATCGATTCTTCGCTAGTGACCTTGCCAAATTTTTTAACATTGACTTAGAAATCATTAACACTTTCATCAAAAAGGAAACCCCGAATGTCTGATCTCGCATTATTTTCCCAAGGTGGTAACACCCTTCCCGCCCACTTGCGTAACCTTGAACTGGATGCAACAACCAAAGCCTTGATGGGTGGCGGTGGTACAGGCAAACGTATCTCCATTCGTGGCGGTGTATTCCGCATGATTGTTGGCGGTAAAGAAGTTGCACAGAATGACGAACGCGCCATGAACGTGGTAGTCGTGCGCTCTGCCGAGAAAACATCCCGTCAGTACTATGCAGGCACATACGTGGAAGGCCAGAACTCTGCACCTTCTTGCTCATCTAACGATGGTGTAACACCTGACAAGGGCGTCAAAGACCCACAGAGCACTAACTGTGCTTCATGCCAGCAGAACATCAAAGGTTCTGGTCAAGGTGATAGCCGTGCTTGCCGTTTCAACCAACGCATTGCGGTGGCTTTGGAAAACAATCTGTCAGGTGATGTGTATCAGTTGTCATTGCCCGGTCAGTCAATCTTCGGCACAGGCGATAACGGCAAGATGCCATTGCAACAGTACGCTAAGTTCTTGGGTGGTCATGGTATCCCCGTCACAGCCGTTGTGACTGAGATGCGTTTTGATACATCCAGTGCAACACCTAAGTTGACCTTCCGCGCAGTGCGCCCCTTGTCTGTGGAAGAGTTGGCTGAGAGCAAGTCACAAGGTGACTCAGCAGATGCATTGGCCGCAGTGACACAGACCGTGGCACAAGTAGATGGTGATGCACCCAAGCCTTCTCCCTTTAAAGAGCCTGTGGCTGAAGCTAAACCTGCCGCTGACGAACCCGTCAAACGCGCCGTAAAGAAAACGGAATCCAAAGACGTAGCTTCTGTGCTTGACGCATGGGCAGACGACAGCGACGAGTAAACCAATCGGGGGGAAAG